CTCTTTCATCTTTATAACAAAATGATATAGAATCAGTATCTGCGTTGCAAATCTTAAGATCTTTATTTTCAGCCCATTTAATTGTATGATTAAGAATATCACGACCAGTTTCAGTTACAAAGCTTGCACCAGCTGGATAATTAAAATTATTATATTTAGAACCCATGAATCCGTAGGTTGAATTAATAAAGATCTTTTGAGCAGATTGAAGATCATCATAATATTTATCTTCCTTGGCTAACTTCTTATTCTTCAATCGCTCTTCTGTAAAAGTTTTAACTAATTCAATAAGATTCCCCTTAGGGTCTTTACTTTTATCGAAAACCTCATATTGTAAAATAATATTTGGATAAAGTGATGCAATATCTATTTTATATACGTTGCTATAAACCCCTGGATGACCTAAAGATATAGCCCCCTCAAACGGCATTGCTTGGGTAATCTTAGGCAAACTATGACCTTCTTGTAAATAAGATCTATTCATTATAGAGTTAATTTGACCACCGCTTGCGGATTCGTTAACATGTTGATAGCTTCTTGCTACAGATTGAGTTATATAAAAGAACGCAGGAGACATTAAGTTATAAAGAGCCAACGCATCGTCACCGTCAAATTCGGCATATTCTTTAATTTTAGACCATTCAACCGGGTCTTTGTATTTATGTCTAATCTGTCCTGCGTCATAAAAAACCCTACCGGGGGCTTCAAGCCCCTCTTGGTTGATAATATTCTTCAATCCATAATTATCATATTTACGACTTACATCATATTTGTAAGATAGCCATAGCGTGTCAATTACTTCTCTACCGTATACGTGGACCTTTTTGTAGCTATAATATGTAGTAGCATCTTTACGGAATTCACTTTCATAATTATCAAATTGAATTGATGCATCATTGCGCCCAAGGTTTAATTTTATACCGAACTTATCAGCAATGAAATTCATATAAGGTAAATCAAATCGCAGAATATTATGTCCTAACATAACACTGGGGTCTTTCTCTCGAACCCAGTCACACCAAGCCTTTAACATTTCACCTTCATTTTCATAATTATCATATGTAAATATACGTCTTTCGGTCTTACCTGATTTAGAAAACGTGTTACTTATAATTAATACCTTTGCGGTATGGTCATGTTCAAGTGAAGTTGTCTCAATATCAAAAGCTAACGCACTTACTTCATTATGCTTCATTCCTTTAAAATAGGTTATTCCATCTCTGACCATTGCTGATTCTTTAGGATTCCAGATACTGAAAGTATCTTCGCCCTTATATCGATGTCTATCGCCTGAAAATGATCTACGTGAATTATAAGTTTTAATCCACTTATAATGAAGATTACCCTTAAGTGGGTAAAAATAAGGATCTAAACAATTAGCAGATAAAATCCAGTATTTATTTTCTAATATTTCACTAGTAACAAATCCGTCGGAATGTTCAATGAATACTTCAATGCCATCGTCAGTAGGTTCAATGCATACAATTCTTTCTAACTGATTACGACCATAAATTAATTCATTATACTTTGCCATTCAGCTTCTCCCAGTCTGGATATATGGTTCTAATATACCAGATATCGGCGTTCTTATTATTATTGCCTATTCCTATGAATAAAACATTCGGTCTATTAATCCTTAAAAAAGTAACCATATAATTATAATTTAAAATTTTGTTTAATAATCCCATTGGTATATCCACAAACAACAATCAAGTGCTATTTTACCAATTTGTAAATTAGCATTAGCGACTAATATTTCTCCTATGCTAGGATCAGCTACATACTGAAAGCCAAGTTCTTGAAATAGTTTATTCATCATTCTTTCCAGGTTTAATGACCTTAAGTAAACGTTGATAATTATCGTACGGGCAAGGACTACCTTTATATTGTGTAGTTTCTTTCTTATCGTCCGATTTACGTAAAGCATTAGCTTTTTCAACCATTTTATTGAATTCATCCTCTTCTATTTCACTAAGAGGTCTAAACTCTCCATTTACAAGATCAAAATAAAGATGATGGCGAGTGAACACTTTAGTTGCGTCATTCTGACCAATTTCTCGAATCTTATTATATTGCCATCCTGAGCAAGTGAGCGCAGTCTCATGTTGGACGCGCTTAAGAGGTTGCCATATTGTAATCATATAATCAGAGAACCAGGAAAACTGCGCGGCACCATATGGCGCATTAATACCCATTGGTGTATCACCTTGGCCTGCTCTTTCAATAGTAGACTGATTTTGAATAATCAAAAAGCAATTTAAAGACTCAGCAACTACCTTCATAAGTCTACACATTTCTTTAACATGAATAGTCTTATTTTTACCTCGACCAGAATTCATATCAGTGGATACGTCAAAATTAGGTTCTTTAGTAATATCAATCTTATCAGATAAAGCCATGAAATGGTCAATGATAACACCACCAACGGCTTTGCCTTCTCGTTTACAAGTATCTTGAACAAACTTAACAATATGCTGCCAAGTGATGCGTTCGTCAACATTCTTATTATCAACAATAAATAAACGTTTACTATGGGGGCTTTTTTTACCCACCAGCTTAAGCCAGCGTTGGACAATTTGACGTGCTGGCATTTCAAGACTGAAAAAGAAATGAATATCATCATTTTGCGTATTATTAAATATGATGTCTTTAATTATCTTTAAACTTACTGCAGTTTTACCTGTGCCGCTTGATGCAACAATACCGAGTACTTCGCCTTTACGCCAGCGTTCTTCTGTACAATCCCAGAAGCTGGGGCCACGAATAACATCAGTTTTCTTATATAAATCTGGGTTATTTTCTAAATCTGCAATACTAGAAGCTACATATTCAGTTTTTTCAGATAACCCCCTAGGGTCATGTTTGGGGTCATTACTATAGCTAGAAATAACTGTACGTTCAAATTCATCCACTCCAAAATCATCTTCAATGCAAGGAGACTTTGCTAGTTTTTCAATAGCTTCATCCACAGTGTAACCCTGCTCTTGGAAATCCTTGGCAGCTTTAAAGCAAGCAATATTACGTTGGCCAGACTTCGCACCGTTAACGATGAATTCCATGGTAGCTCTTGAAAGATTACCTTTAGTGAGTAAAAGTTGAAGCTTAGGTTTCTCTAGAATCTTGGGCATTATAGATTCTAGTACTGGACTAAGAAGTTTACCTTTATTTTCATAAATCAAACTTTTAGATTTATAATAATACCGCGCCATGTCTTTACATTGTTGATCAATAAAAGGAAATCTATTAGATAAATAATACCAGGTGTTTTTATAAATCTCTTGATCTCTGACGGTGGCTGATAAGGGTATAATAACTCGAAAGCGATCTACTATTTTACCATTCTTTTCAATTTGATGTGACTTAGATGCTAAGATTACATAATCATATTCTCTAAATAGTTCTTTAGCTTGCTCAATAGTGCAAGTTTGATCTGTATCGTTATCTATATCTAAAGCCATAACATCACATGATGCCCAGCTTATACCGTGGCGATAGCCATCTTTAAATGTAAATGGAGACCAGTCATTTCTAAGAGTGAATTCAGATAACTCTTTCAGGCTTTTAAACATTCGATCATTGGTCTGAGTCTTATTGATAACCGTAGATACAAACATTAGTATTTTTCTCCCAGAAAAAATAGGCAGTTTATCCAGACGTGCCTAGGTCTGTTTATTAACAACTATCGTCTAGCGCGATTGGCGAATTTACCGCCAGAGCCCTTTGAAGCGCCTTCATCCGAAGACACTACGTCAGTTTCAGCTGGAACAGCAGCTGGAGTTTCAGCTTTATCAGAAGCAAGAGCTTCAGCTGCATCTTGAGATGAAACAACGTCATCTGCATCTTGAGCAACCTGGAATACAGGAACTTGTCGCCATTCACCCGTTTGTGGATCACGAGATTTTGTGCTTTGTCTCGTACCTGTGCGCGTAATCTTGGTATACGCATTTAATGCAACATTACCATCTTCAATTTCTTGTTCAATGTAGGACAAGTTACCATTTGGGTAAAGAGTTTCTACATTACCATTTTTAGTAAGAAGTTTAATAGCAAAATTGAACTTAGTTTCTGCCAAGCCAATGATATATCCTTCTACACTTTCACCCATTGCTAGATCCCCAGCCTTGCGACCAGCTGAACCCATTTTTACAGTTAACGCCATAGTTTAATACTCCTAATATTAGTTTTCATTTATGTACACATGAGACTACATTTTGTAGCCTCAAACTTTAATTCCACTTCAATCTCTCGTAAATCCATAGCAGCGTCCGCTACGCCATGCCAGTCTTGTTCTTGTACCTTCAATCTAAGATATGTTATCATGAATTCTTTACGTTCAGAGGTTGTCATAGTTTAATAGATGCTTTCTTTACTTTAGTTAATAAATTATCTCTATCTCTAGATTCAGAGCCACACACATTGCACACGTATCTTTGATACTTGCCAACGCTTGTGTATTTAAATCCGTTCTTTACTAAGTCTGTGCTACCGCAGTTACATTTATTCACTGGGTTGTCGTTATATACATTAAAGTTAATACTATTATCCCATGGTTGGAGCTTATTGTAAAGCTCTTCAAGGGAAAGAACGTCATATTTATTATATTGTTCCATTTCTTTCCATGCAGCTTGGTTACCTGCTAAACATTCTTTCCATAGGTCAAACCCTGCAAACTTCTTGTGTTTAGACTTCTTATACTTTTTACAAAGTTTATCGGTCATGTATTCAAGTTTATTACTTGTAAATGCAAACTTTCTACTAGCTATACGTTTAGTATCAATATGTTTATAGCTACTAGGAGGTTTCATACCATTAAGTATGAATCTTGCATTTAGTTTCTTTTCATCAAAGCTTTTACCATTTTGTGTAATAACAATATCAGCTTCATCTAGAAGTTTCCAGATGCCTTGTAAAATAACTTTATCATTTTCAACATTCTTAGCTTTGCGTTGATCCATATACATGATCTTAGATGGTTTATCACCAAGCCATTTAGCGGCCCAAGCAAGGATGTGCCAGTCTGATTTGATCATATTAAGAGAGATATTTTGATCCCATAGCCCCCAGACGCTAGCTAAGATCGGAGCAGTTTCAATGTCATATATTAGTATTTTAGGTTTAGTCATAATATTCAATTCTCGTCTTTCCTTGGTGGCCATGAACCTCTTCTAATACCTTTATACTATCAAAGATTGATACAGATGTATAGGGGGTAAGCCAAGATATGGAACATTTGCCGTTTGTGAACTCAATTCCTTCTACTATAAGCCCGGTGCCGCTTATACCGCTTTCATCCTCAGTACGTATAAGGTGAAAGCGGCGCATTTGAGTTTTAACTTTTTTAGTCTTTTTATTCATATCACCTTTCATAATTTTAACTCATTACCTGGCGATCCAGGATTCGAACCTGGGACATCAACGTTAACAGCGTTGCGTTCTACCGCTGAACTAATCGCCAGGTAATGCTTCATAATTATTTCTTTGACATTCCCGCGACCTGTGCTTCTTGTTGGAGTTCAAGCAATAATTGTTTATAAGCTGCGGTAACTTTCTTAGCAGCTCCCTCTCTATCATCTTTAAATGCATTTCCTACTGCAACACTAATGAATAATCTTTCATCTTCTAACCCTTTTTTATAACCGTCAATGTATGATTCTTTGCGTACATAATAACTGGTAACAAGAAACGTTACAATACTACTAAGAAATATAAGCGCTAGATCGTTCATTTATTCTCTCCCTTTAGATATTTAATGAATTCATCAAATCCATTACCCTTACTTACATTCTTAAGTAAAAGCTTAACATCTTTTTCTTTATTAAGTTCTTTAGCTATATCCATTACCTTATCATATTCATCTTCATAAATATTCATTAATTGATCAGGTAATTGTCCAGTATCGTCAAGTTGTTCACGTAAATCAAGTACAAGTTCCAGTTTATCACAAAGTTTGCCTAGTCTGGCCTCCCTTGGATCTTTAAATTCAACTCGAATCTTCTCAAAGAAGTCTAAGCCTTGTACGTACTTCTTAGCTGGCGACGGTAAATCCCCGGTCAACGCTTCTTCTAGGTCATGCGTCAACATTGCCATATGCTCTATGCCCCCGAGATGATCATATATCATTGCGGTTCTAAAACTATGTTGATCAACAGATTGACGATGTTGAAGTCTATGTGTTTGAAAACGTTGCACATTACGTAGTTTTAAAGCAAGAGTTAATTGATGTTTATTTAATCCCATTTATAGTCCTCTCATATACTATACCAGGTTATGCCTCATAAATCAAGCATTATTTCTTCTTTGACTTATTAGACCAATGTTTATAACATTCTTGTTTACAAAAATGTAAATTTACATTTTTATTCTTAACAGTAATCGGCATGTGACATATTAAAGTACACACGTCGCAGATATAACCCCAAAGTCTTTTACTCATTTTTAGTATCTCCTAATTTTCTTTCCCAGATCTTATAATAAGTGATAACGCCCACAAATACGATATTACCCAGGTAATTAATAACAAGCGGTAATTTACCCAGGGGTATTACATAAATTAAACTAAACCATTCGCCAACCCACCAGCACCATATAAGACCCCAGGTAATGCCTCTGGAATGTCCTTGTTTATAGGAATAAATAGCTTGGGGTAATCCCGAGATTGCAAACGCTATAGATCCTATCCATCCTATGAGTTCAAGCATAATTAATATTACTTTACAATTTTCAACCCTATGCGTTTCTTAGCCATATTATCTAATTTGTTTATGCAATCGTTAATTCCTTCATCAATGGTATCATACGTACCACCAACTGTATCCTGAGCAGCACCATTTGATCTAGTAATAGTCACAAGCGCTTTCGCTCCATCTTTAGTTCCAATGGTTTCAACTGAAAATTGAACACCGCCTCGTTCGAATAATTTAGCTAGTCTTTCGTCTGCTCCCATAAATTGGCTCCAATGTTACTATATACTAGTTTTTATTAATTGTCAATCCATTAAATTAAAGCTAATTTATTCATAGTAGTTTAATTTACCAGCAAATTGTTTTTCATAATTTGTAATACGTATATCTATATGCCTAGATAAATATTTACAGAATCTAAAGTTGAAATCCCAGACATAAGCTGTTTTCTTGCCTTCATATAAACGTATAGCGCGTCCTACCGCCTGAGTCATTGCTATTTCACTTTTACCACCTCTAGCCATTATTAAATGATCCGTAGATCTTATGTCAACTCCTTCACCAAAAACAGTTGAACCTATAAGGATTCTGGTCTTTTTATCATTAAAATCTTCAATAGCTTTTTTAATTTCATTCTTGCTATTATCCCCAGTGACATAACTACATGATATCTTTTGTTGTTTTAAGTGTTCATATATAAGATTACCCACAGCATCTTTACGGTCTACCAAGATAAGTATCTGTTTATTCACTGGAATTTTAATTTTAACTAAGTCAGATATACTTTCAAGGATCTCTAACCCGCCATAGTTGTTTTGATATTCCTTTTGATAATTCTTATCAGGTTTACCTTTGAGTTTTATAATATTAAACTCAACTGGTGCAAGAAAGCCTTCTTTTGTGGCTTTAGATGCAGGGTAGTCATATATGATTTCCCCAGATACACCCCAGAGGTCTAGCGTTCTAGAATCATTACGAAGATATGTACCAGATAGCCCTAAACGAAAGTAAATGCCCTCCAGTTGATTTAAAAGAGCAAGAAAGCTGTCAGACGCCGAATGATGTGCTTCGTCTAATATAAACAGATCTACGTCGTTTAGAAGGGTTTGTGCTAATCCTTGTTTATTAAGGCTAGCTAACGTTTGAATAGTTACTATTCTAATAGCCTTAAGCTTTTTATTCTTCTTTATATCCAAGGTTTTTATTTGTTGTACGTTATTAGCCCCAAATGCATTTATAAATACATCATAGGCTTGGGTTAAAAGCGCAGAAGATGGCACCACAAAGCAAGTATTAACCCCCAACTGTTTAACGATTTCAACTGCCATTCTAGTTTTACCGCTGCCCACTCCCGCTTGTATAACACCTCTGCCCTTTTCAATAAACTTGTTAACAGCTTCTTTTTGATAATATCTAAGGTCATTAGGTTTATTGTTCCACCTAAGAATAAGGTATGGCTCCGGCTTCTTTCTATCGTCTACTATTCTATAACTGCCAATTACTTCTTTAACTAGGTGCAATAGACCAGTTGGGAACTTGTTATCTTTATCTAGCCAACATACAGTATCTGGCCCCAGGTCTTTAAAGCGTTGTTTGAGTACTGCAACATAGCCACCCTGTCTAGAGCGTCCAGCTCTTTGGATTTGACTATAAAGATATTGTTTTTCACGTATAACATCATCGTTTGTGTACGTGAGTTTAGTTTTTACAGCTTTAACAATAGAGTCAGAAACACCTTCTAGATGGCAATAAGAATTGTTGATCTTGATAATGCTCATGTTAACATCCTCACAATAGCTCAGGATTATACATCCATAATAGGTGCGTTTTATAAGATTCAATAGCAATTTTCTTTTCACCAAAGTAGGCGCTTATGAAGTACCAGTGATTGATTTGTTTTGCTAATTGCACCATAGTTGTAGTCTATCATATCTTCTGTTATAAGTCAATGGCGAACATGCAAACAGAAAAAGAAGGGCCTAGCTAACCGTTAACTTTTACTGTTAACAAATTAACATAATTATACTTTTACTTAACTATTACTTAACTGTTATCAAGTAAACATAATTATACTTTTACTTAACTATTATCAAATTAACATAATTATACTTTTACTTAACTGTTATCAAGTAAACATAATTATAC